AACAAGATACTGTTCCGTGATCCGAAAAAGGCGGCGTCCGAATGAAAGCAAAAATGGTTTTAGTGATGGTGGTTGGCCTTATTACTTTGCTCGCTGTGATTGTTATTGGCGATTTTTACATCGCCATCAAAGAAAACAAGTCACCAGATGAAAGCGTGATCTCTTTGCTTCAACACGCTATCGTTGGTTTTATAGGTGTTATAAGCGGCTACATAGCAGGAAAGGATAATGAGTCCTAAGAAGTTACAGACAAAAAGCCGATACGATTCATTAGACCTAGATAACGATGGGATTGTCAGTGATGAGGAAATTGAAAAAGCTGATCGCATACTTGAGATGGAGGTCGCTGAAGAAAAGGCTGATTCTCAGCGCCGTATGGCTTGGGTTTGCTTGCTATCGGTTATCATACTTACAATTTTGCTTGTCTCTCCGTTTGTGGCAGAGACTAGAGTCAGCGCGTTGTCGGATCTGGTCGGATTATTCTACATAAGCATGGCTGGGGTGATTGGAGCGCATATGGGTGTACAGGCTTGGATGAGCAGAAGATGAGCATACTCGCATCACTCATAGGCCCAGCTACCTCTTTGCTCGACAAGGTTATTGAAGACAAAGACGAGAAGAATCTTATTGCTTTTGAGTTGAGCACGCTTGCAGAGCGCCATGCCGCTGAACTTGCCAAGGGTCAAATGGAGATCAACAAGGTCGAGGCCGCTCACAAGTCGCTGTTCGTTGCCGGGTGGCGTCCTAGCATCGGTTGGTGTTGTAGTCTGGGTCTTCTGTATCATGTGTTGATTGCGCCGATTGCAGGCATATGGGTAGAGGTTCCAGAGATAGATCCGTCACTGTTGATGACCACTATGACCGGGATGTTGGGCCTCGGCGCTATGAGAAGCTACGAGAAGACCAGAGGCGTGAGCAGGGAGAAGTAATGACAAAACTAATTGAAATGCTAAAGCAGCACGAGGGTGTGCGTAGTCATGTATACCTGTGCTCCGCTGGGTATGAAACTTTGGGCGTCGGGAGAAATATCAGCGACTCTGGCCTTGGGCTTTCTGACGATGAAATAGATTACCTTTTGAACAATGACATAGAGCGTGTCCGACAAGAGTTAACCGATACTTATTTCTGGTTCCCTGCCCTTAACGAAGCGCGTCAGGATGCCATGATCGACATTAGTTTTAATCTAGGTCAGACAAGGTTGCGCGGGTTTGTTAAAGCCGTCGAAGCCATGTCTCGTGAGCAGTTTGACATCGCAGCCGACGAGTTTATGGACAGCCGTTGGAGCCAACAGGTGGGCAATCGTGCCGTAGAGGTGACTGAGATGATCCGCACTGGTGAATATCAGCAATAACAATGTCTGAGTTATCGCTCAAAGATTTTGAGATCCTAAGCGAGCAGGATCAAAACGAGGCTCTGGCCCTACTGTCCCGTTACGATCAGATGGACAAGCAGGACAAATGCCAGAACGACTTCATTGGCTTTGTTCAACATATGTGGCCTGAGTGCATACTTGGGCGGCACCATAAGATCATTGGTGAGAAGTTCAACAAGATCGCTCAGGGCAAGCTCAAGCGTCTGATTGTTTGCCTGCCACCTCGACACTCGAAGTCTGAGTTTGCCAGCACCTACTTCCCAAGCTGGATGATGGGCAGACGGCCAGACCTCAAGATAATTCAAACCACGCACACGGCTGAGTTGGCTGTACGATTTGGTCGTAAGGTAAGAAACCTTATTGACTCGGACGATTACTCGCAAATATTTCCAGACGTAAAGCTTCAATCAGATAACAAGTCAGCGGGTCGCTGGACAACGAACCACGAGGGCGAATCGTTCTATGCTGGTGTGGGCGGTGCAATCACGGGTCGTGGTGCTGACCTCTTGATCATTGACGATCCTCACTCTGAGCAGGACGCGCTGTCGCCCACGGCGATGGAATCAGCTTATGACTGGTACACGTCAGGGCCGCGTCAACGTCTCCAGCCGGGCGGCATTATCATCATCGTAATGACCCGCTGGTCTACGAAAGACTTGGTTGGCAAGGTTCTCAAGAAACAGGGCGATGAACACGCAGACCAGTGGGAGGTCGTTGAGTTTCCAGCGATCATGCCTGAGTCAGACACACCGCTTTGGCCTGAATTCTGGAAGAAAGAAGAGCTTCTGTCTGTCAAGGCGTCGCTGCCGATTAGCAAGTGGAACAGCCAGTGGATGCAGAACCCCACGGCAGAGGCTGGCTCTATCGTAAAGCGCGAATGGTGGCGTCGGTGGGAGTATGAGCATGTGCCTGCTTATGAGTATGTAATTCAGTCTTACGACACCGCCTTCAGCAAGAAAGAAACCGCCGACTATAGTGCCATCACCACTTGGGCTATTTTTACGCCGCCAAACAGTGACGCTGAGCAGATCATATTGCTAGACGCAAAGCGTGTGCGATTGGACTTTCCTGAGCTTAAAAAGCTTGCCTACGAAGAGTACAAATACTGGGAGCCTGACTGCGTTTTGATAGAAGCCAAGGCTTCAGGCACGCCGCTCACCCAAGAGTTGCGTCGCATGGGAATACCTGTTACCGCCTATACACCAAGCCGAGGTCAAGATAAGATTGCGCGGATGAATAGTGTTGCCCCGATATTTGAGTCGGGCATGGTGTGGGCACCAGACGAGGTCTTTGCCGACGAGGTCATAGAAGAGATGGCCTCGTTTCCATTTGGCGAGCACGATGACTATTGCGACAGCTCAACGATGGCGTTGATGCGTTTTAGGCAAGGCGGCTTCTTGGCCTTGGATAATGACTATCCTGAAGAGGCGGATTTTTTGAGGCGTGACAGACAGGTATATTACTAATGGCTATTGAAAAAAGCGGTTTAGGTACAGAAGACAATCCTGACGTTATGCCGATGGGCAACGCCATCGAGGTCGAGCCTGAGATGACCCTGAACGACGAGATCCGCAACGCCGCTGAGATATTGGTTACAGAAGAAGCCATCCTGATTGACGATGAAATCGATGCGCCAGAAGAGATGCCCATTGAAGCTGGCTTCAACGAAAACCTTGTAAACCTAATATCGGATAGCGATCTTTCAAAGCTCGCCAGCGAAATTATTGACTCAGTCAAGTCTGACAAAGAAAGCCGCTCAGAGTGGGAGAAGACCTACAAAGACGGGCTAAAGTATCTGGGCATGAAGTTTGATGACTCCAGAAGCCAACCCTTTGAAGGCTCTTCTGGCGTGATTCACCCGATACTGGCCGAGTCTGTCACTCAGTTTCAGGCGCAGGCGTACAAAGAATTGTTGCCAGCCAAAGGCCCAGTAAAGACTGAGGTGATTGGAAACCGCAACGCCGAGTCTGAGATGCAGGCTGAGCGCGTTCAAGACTTCATGAATTACTACATCATGAACATCATGCAAGAGTACGATCCTGAGTTGGATATGCTGTTGTTTTATTTGCCGCTGGCAGGCTCTGCATTTAAGAAGGTCTATTTTGACACTGGCGTAAGCCGCGCTATGAGCAAGTTTATCGCTCCAGAAGACTTGGTTGTGCCTTACGAGTCTACCGATTTGTTCACGGCTGAGCGTGTAACTCACGTTATTAGCATGAGCCGAAACGAGATCAAGAAGCAGCAGCTCAACGGTTTTTATGCAGATGTTGAGCTAAAAGGCGGCAGCGTTGCTGTAAATCGCAGCGAGATTGAAGAAGAAATTGATGAGATTGAGGGCATGGAGCCTGCCTATCAGGAAGACCGTGACCGCTCTGTTTTTGAAACCCACACGATACTAGACCTGCCCGGCTTTGAAGACGTAGGCGAAGACGGTGAGCCTACAGGACTCAAGCTGCCTTACATCGTGACCGTCGATGAAAGCAGCCGCAAAGTTTTGCGTATCTCCCGAAACTATGTAGAGGGTGATCCGCTCAAGAGTAAGATTAACTTCTTTGTTCAGTACAAATTCTTGCCCGGCTTGGGCTTCTACGGACTAGGCCTAAGCCACATGATTGGCGGCATCTCAAAGTCAGCCACGTCTATCCTGCGCCAGCTTATTGACGCAGGCACCTTGGCTAACCTGCCAGCAGGTTTCAAGGCTCGCGGTATGCGTATTCGTGACGAGGACAGCCCATTACAGCCGGGCGAGTTCCGCGACATCGATACCACTGGTGCGTCATTGCGCGAGAACCTGATACCGCTGCCGATCAAAGAACCTTCTAACGTGCTCATGCAGCTACTAGGGCTGCTTGTAGAGTCTGGTAAGCGGTTTGCCTCCATCGCTGACACAAACGTAGGTGATGTCAATCAAGCCATGCCTGTAGGCACTACGGTGGCTTTGTTGGAACGTGGCACCAAGGTTATGAGCGCAATCCACAAGCGATTGCATTACAGCCAAAGGTTAGAGTTTCAACTTCTGGCAAAGGTCTTTTCTGAGTATCTGCCCCAAAGCTACCCGTATATGTCAAAGAATGGCCCACAAGAGATTATGGGTCAGGACTTTGATGGTCGAGTGGACGTAATACCTGTATCTGATCCCAACATATTTAGCCAAAGCCAGCGCATTACTATGGCTCAAGAGCTGTTGCAGATGGTGCAGTCTAACCCTCAGATACACGGGCCAAACGGCATATACGAGGCTTACAGGCGTATGTACGCGGCATTGGGTGTAAACGACATTGACAGCTTGTTGACGCCTCCACCGCCTCCACAGCCGCCTATGCCAATTGATGCTGGCATCGAGAACTCAGGCTTTTTGATGGGCCAGCCTGCTCAGGCGTTTGAACAGCAAAACCATCAGGCGCACATCGACGCTCACAGGTCGTTGTTCCTGACCGATGTGGTAAAGCAGAACCCTCAGCTACAAGGCATGATCATCGGTCACATGATGCAGCATTTACAGTTCATGGCTGGGCAGATGGTTCAAAACCAGTTACCGCCAGAGGTGCAGCAGCAGATGCAGGAGGTGCAACAGGCTCAGCAATCGGGTCAGGTTCCGCCTGATCAGTTGCAGCAGATGAGCAGTCAAATGCAGATGGCTATCGAAAAGTTTTCTTCTCCAGTCTTGGCTCAGCTTACCCAAGAGCTGCTTGAGTCAATCGGTCAGGGTGATGAGACTGATCCGCTCGTGCAGATTCGTGAGCAAGAGTTGGCGCTTAAAGAAAAAGAAATTGATGCTGATAATCAGCAGTTTGAGTCGAAGCAGCAACAGCGGCTTCAAGAAAAACTATTGGAAAATGAGATTGCGAAACAACGGCTAGGCGTCCAGAAAGACGTAGCTGACGATAAGCTCGATGTGGCTATCCGCCGCCTTGATCAACAGGCGGAGCTAAAGCTGCTCGACATGCAAAACAAAAATATGGGAGGCCGATAATGGCAACAGTTACTTCATCTACTAGCTATGTGCGTGATCGCGTAGACGGGTTACGCAAGCAAAAACAATTGATGCGCGAGGTTGAGCAAGCCTTAGCAGCAAAGCAAGCGGCTGAGAAAGAAGAAAAAAAGCGCCTGAGTGATCACAGAATTGCTACTAAGCTGGCTCGAATAAACGGTACTGACGCTCCTGCGCCAATAGAAGCCCCTGCGCCAGTAGAAGCGCCAGCGCCAGTCGTTGAAAGCACTCCAGCTCCAAAAGTAGAAGAGGCTCCAGCGAAGCCAAAGAAGGTTACGGCTAAAAAAACACCCAAGCCAAAGAAAGCGCCTGCAAAGAAAACCACGCCAAAAGGGACTAAGAAATGAAAATCAAAGATATGAGCCGAGTTGAGAAGGTTGATTCTCCAAAGGAAAACATCAAATCTGGCCCTACATCGCCAGAGCTGATTCGCCGCACTATGGGCGGCAAGATCAAAGTCATCAAGGCCCGTGGAGCTGGCGCGGCAACTCGTGGGTTTGATTTTCACGAGAAAGTTTAGTGGATGATATTGACCTTGGATCGCGCCTGAAAAGAGTCATGGCTGAGCGGAGAGAGCTTATACGCGAGGTCATGATGGAAGGTATGTTAAAAGATATAGAACATTATAAAAGTTTGCAGGGCGAGTTAACTGTTATAAACTTGGTCGAGGAAACCATCAAAGAGTTCTATAAGGAAATCTAAATTGACTACGCCTACGACTGAAGCCGCTTACGTTACAAACGAAGAGCGTGTTCTCGACCCAACCCTGCTTGATAAATCCGCGCTGGAGCGGATGCCAGACCCATCGGGCTGGAGGATGCTAGTTTTGCCTTACAAGGGTAAGGCTCAGACAGATGGCGGCATCCATCTCTTAAAAGAAACCATAGACCGAGATGCGCTTGCCACGGTTGTGGCTTACGTTGTCAAGATGGGGCCGCTTTGTTATGCCGACACCGAAAAGTTTGGCGACACACCTTGGTGCAAAGAAAGACAGTGGGTTCTGATTGGCCGTTATTCAGGCGCTCGTTTCAAGCTGGAAGACGGTGGAGAGGTCAGAATGATCAATGACGATGAAGTTATTGGCACCATCCTTAACCCTGATGACATAGTGAGTTTCACATGATTGAGAATCAAAACGCAGAGCAAGAAGTCTTTGAAGAAGAGCAGGTTGAGATTGAGGTCACAGAAGACGTTGTAGAGTCTGAGGATTCTGGTGACGAGCTTGAGAACTACACCAAGTCAGTTTCCAAGCGCATCAACAAGCTAAACCAAAAGAATCGAGAGGCGGAGCAAAGGGCGCAGCAATTAGAACAGATTGCGCTGCAAAAAGAGGCCGAGCTTCAGCAGTATCGGCAGTATAGCGCCCAGCAATCAAACGCGGTTTTAGCCAAAGAAGAAGAGGCTTTGGTGTCTAAAGAGGCCCAGATTGATGACGTTTATCGCAAGGCCGTTGAGTCTGGCGATGCCGACCTGATCACCAAGGCCAACAAACTTCAGAACGACATTTCTATTCAGAAAGAAAAGCTTCGAGTAGCCAAGAACAGGCAGCAACAGCAAGCCGCCCAGCAAGAGCAGTATGTCTCTCAGGGCAATGAGCGCGTTGTGCAGCAGCAAGAGTCTCAGCAAGCCGAGCAAGAGGTTCAGCCCACCGAAGACGCCTTAGAGTGGCATTCTCGAAACGAGTGGTATGGCGACAGCGAAAACGAAGACAACCTAAAGGCTACGCAGTACGCCTATTACGTTCACTACAACCTAGCCAATGAAGGCTTTGACGTAGGCTCAGATGAGTATTATCAAGAATTGGACAGCCGTGTCGGTACGGTTTATCCTCACACAAGATCCGCTAATGGTGGGTCGAAGACCGTTAGAAGTGAAAAGCAACCCGCCGTGCAAAGAGTTGCTTCAGCCCCTCAAGGGGGTCGGTCACAAACACGAGGCAATAAGAATGGCGTAAGCTTTTCTAAGTCAGAACTAGAGCGACTCA